GCCCTGGTCGCCCGTCGCGCTCGCCGCGCCCCGGTGGCCCGTCGCGCTCGCCGCGCCCTGGTCGCCCGTCGCGCTCGCCGCGCCCCGGTGGCCCGTCGCGCTCGCCGCGCCCCGGTAGCCCGTCGCGCTCGCCGCGCCCTGGTAGCCCGTCGCGCTCGCCGCGCCCTGGTAGCCCGTCGCGCTCGCCGCGCCCCGGTAGCCCGTCGCGCTCGCCGCGCCCCGGTGGCCCGTCGCGCTCGCCGCGCCCTGGTCGCCCGTCGCGCTCGCCGCGCCCCGGTGGCCCGTCGCGCTCGCCGCGCCCTGGTAGCCCGTCGCGCTCGCCGGTGACTCCGGATCGATGGGCAAGCATCGGCTGGTGACATACTCGATTGCGGCCGAGACCAGGCCAGGAATACCTATTTCAGCTTTGATCGTGATCGTTCGGCTAGCGGCCTTCGTGTCGTCGGCGACGCTCTCGCGGGCCACATCGCCGGACTGCTCGACCAGCGCGAAGCGGCTGCCGGCGGGCGGGTAGTAGCCGAACACGTCCAGCGGGTGCTCGCAGGCGTGGAAGCCGGAGGCGCAGGCTTTGACTTCGCCGTCGTGCGTGTACGTTTCGCCGACGACGAACCGGAAGCCGCGGCAGCAAAAATCCTTGTCGAAACCCTTGTAGCTGGTGATGGTCATGGCGCCCTCCGGATTCGGAACGCGCAGGCCTGGTAGTCGCGGGCGACTTGCAGGCCGGTGGCGATCGCCAGGCGCGGCGAAAAGAAAGACCCGCGCCACAGGCCCAACGCCAAGCGGCGACCGTGCCGACGGGAATTGCTGTCGCAGCCTTCCGCCCACGCCAGTGCGGTGACGGTTAGCCAGATCCTTGCGGCGGTCATGACGGGCGGCTCACTGCGACCACCTGCCGACCCGTGGCATTCACAAGCGCCACGATGTCGGACAGCGCGACCCGCAGCCGCGTCATCTCGCATTTTGGCGTGACCGCGCGCTCGAGAACGCTCAGCACGCCCGGCTCCAGCTCCAGCAGCTGCTCGACGCGCCGGGCGTCGTCGCGGCTGATCAGCCAAGTGCCGTCGAGCACATTGGAGAGCCAGGTCTCGCCGTCGGGCTCGAAGCCGACGACGGACTCGATCAGGTACTTGTGCTGCGGGATGGCTGCTTGCGCGGCCAGGTTCTTGCGGCGGGTTTCGAAGATTGGGGAGGGTTGCATGGCTAACGTCCGGCAGTCTGGTGGCCGAACAATAGCGCAGAGCTAATTCTATGACAATAGCTCTGAGCTAATTTCTGTACGCAGCCTTGTCTGTGTGGTTTTTTGGTGCCAGCATGCCGGCATGGCGATGAGCAAAAAAGCCGACACAGTACTTGGCGCCCTGCTGTTGGCGGCAGGGTTTCCGCTCTTGCTTTGGTGGATGTGGAACGATGCGGCCGACCGCCCGCCTAGTGACGATCAATGCTCAAAGGACCCGACGTGCTGGAACAACCGACACGCTGGCGCAAGCAGGGCGGCCTGCACCGCAGCGATTGAGGCGCAGCTCCGGTATGCCCATGAGTGGGACGCCTTCAGATTCCCCGAGGCGCGGCTGGGGCCGTCCGCAACCCTTGTGCTGTCAGGCGCTGGACTACGCGCTCAGAACGGGTTCGGTGCCTGGCAGAACATGCGGTACACGTGCATCTACGACCCTGCGGCGCGAAGTGCGGTAGTCGCCGCCCTTGAGCAGAAGTAGTCACACCCACCCAGCCCGCCAAAGAACTTCACCCGCGATTCGGAAGCCAGGCTGATCCATCGCGACTTCATACGGCGGGTAAGACTGGTTCTCCGACTGCACCAGCAATCGATTACCTGGGCGCCTGTGGAGGCGCTTCACAAGCGTGTCTTCGTCGACCTCCACCACGTACAAGCAGCCATCCTTCACCGTGGTTTTGCTCGCATCCAGCAGGATCGAGTCGCCGTCATATATTAGCGGCTCCATCGAATCGCCGCGGGCATAGACCACGAAGGCTGTCGCCGGGTCGATGCCCTTGCGCCGTAGCGACTCCGCGCGGAACTTGAGCCCCAACGGGCTCTGGTTGCTCTCGTTGATGAAGCCGGGGCCCGCAGACGCAGAAAGGCCGGGGTAAAACCTGACCAGAACCTCTTCCACGTAGGACGGTGGTGCGGTCTCTCCCAATGACTTGACGACCACGAAGTCGGAGGCGCGCTCCTGATCGAGCCAGCCTTCCGGTAGTCCGCACCTGGTCTCTATGTCGCGAGCTGAGGCGGTACCAATCACCCGCGGCGTGCCGGTGCGGTGGTTTGGGGCGCGGGTCACCCACTGACTGATCTGCGCCGGCGCCTTGCCGATGGTGTCGGCAAGCTGCCGCTGACCACCGTACTTGCTGATCAGGTCGAGCAGGTTCGAGTGCCGTATGTCGTCTATCGTGCGCATACCGTCGATTGAATAGCTCGCGGCTAGTTGGTGCAATGTGCCCACGGCTATTGCTCTACGAATAGCCACGCGCTAATCTCTGCCAATGGACTTGGTTAGCTACATCTCTGACATCGACAAGCGCCGGGCGCTTGCAAGGCTCATCGGCACGAGCCCGGTTTACCTGTGGCAGATGGCTACAGGCTGGCGCGGCAAACGCCCGAGCGAAGACATGGCGGTCTCTATCGAGCGCGCGACAAATCGGGCCGTGCGCTGCGAGTCGCTGCGCCCTGACATCAGCTGGATCAGGGACGAAACCGGCCTTGTGACCGGGTACACGGTGCGGCTCGAACAGGGCGCCGCCCCGCGAGAACTGGCTTCGAACTGAGGCCACCTGGCCACACTCCGCTTGGGGTGTGCGCAGGCTGGCAGGGGTGGGTGGGAACGGTTGGGACGAGAAGTTCCCACGCGTTCCCAGCGGTTAAGGAAACGTGAAGGGGGAGCAATGCAGCAACTATCGATCAACTTCGAGCCCGGGATTCTAGGCCGCTACGCTAGCGGCACCGAGGCGTGTGCGTCTGTGGTCTACCGTACAGGACTGGCCCGGATCGCCGCCAAGGCGGATCTGGCGCCGAGCAAGCTGTCCGAGAAGCTCTCGGGCGCTCGCGGGCTGACTGTCGATGACCTGGAGAAGATCGTCCAGGCCACCGGCGACGCTACGCCCATCCTGTGGCTGGCCGCGCGCTACTGCCAGGACGCCGACGCCGTACAGCGCCAGGCCATGGCCCAGCTTCCCGGCGTGATTGCGCAGCTGCAGACGCTGATGGCGACCGCGGGCGGTGGCAAGTGATGGTCGAGCAACGCGCCGAAGCAGTGCAGGCGATCGCCGAATCCTGCGGGCTGACCTTCGGGTCGGCGGTGCTGATGATCGCCGACGGCCCACGCACCACCGACGACCAGCGGTTTTGGGTCAAGGTCGCCGACCTGATCACGCAGGGCCTGCGCCGACCGCCACACGCGCCAGGCTACCAGCCGCGGCGACAGTGGCGCGGCTGGGTCGAGCTGGTGCGGGTGTCGCACCCACGCGGCGAGATGATCGCGCTGATAGCCGACGGGGCGGTGGACCAGAACACAGACGCGCTCGACCTGGTGCGGCGTCAGTGCATGCGACAGATGGATCCGCGCAATGGCTGACGGTCAACAAGCCTTCGGCTGGCGCCCAGCCGCAACGACTTCGGCACTCCGGCCCGGTGAAATCGTCGTCGACCTGTTCGCGGGCGGTGGTGGCGCCTCCGAAGCACTCATGCAGGCCCTGGGTCGTGACCCGGACGTGGCGATCAACCACGACGCCGCGGCGATCGGACTGCACTCGGCCAATCACCCCTACGCGAAACACCTGCAGACGGACATGCTGTCACCGCGCGAGTTGTTTGCGATGGAGCGCGCGGCATGAGCGCCCTAGCCCGAACTCTGCACGCCCTGCTGGTTCGCCGCGTCGCCGGCCGTCGACTGCCTGACCTGGTCATCGGCGAGCGTGGGCGCCCCTACCTGTGCCGGTGGTACATCCTGCCGCGCAACCGCTGGTGCAATGCGTATCTGCACCAGTTCTGGCGCAGCGACGACGACCGGGCCCTGCATGATCATCCCTGGTGGTCGCTGTCCCTGTGCCTGTCCGGGTCGATGGTGGAGCACACCATCGCCGCGGGCGGCGTGCATCACCGGCGGTTCATCGCCGCGGGCGGCTGGCGGTTGCGATCTGCCCGACTGGCCCACCGGCTGGAGCTCGACGAGAACGCCGGACCGGTCTGGACCCTGTTCCTTACGGGCCCACGGCTGCGCCAGTGGGGCTTTCACTGCCCGCAGGGCTGGGTGCCGTGGGAGAAGTTCACCGCGGGCACGACAGACGATCTGCGGGGCCAGGTGGGGCGGGGGTGCGGGTAATGAGCCGCTACCGGAAGATCGACACCCGCATCTGGAACGACGCACGGTTCGCGCAGCTGAGCGACAGCGCCAAGCTGGTCTGGTTCCTGCTGCTCACGCATCCGAACATGACCGCGTTGGGCGCGATGCGCGCCACGCTGCCAGGCCTTGCCGCTGAGCTAGGTTGGAGCACGGAAGCCTTCCGGGAAGCCTTCCGGGAAGCCTTCGCGAAGGGTATGGCGGAGCATGACGAAAAGGCTTGTTTTGTGGCCATTCCGCGCTTCCTGAAATACAACCCGCCGGAGTCTCCGAACGTCGTAAAAGCGTGGGTTCAGTGCCTTGATCTACTTCCTGAGTGCGCCCTTAAAAGCACTGTAATTCATAGGGCCATCAATCACTTGCAAGGCATGTCGGGAGGCTTTGCGAAAGCCTTACCGGAAGCCTTCCGGGAAGCCTTGGCGAAGGCTATGTCTATACAGGAGCAGGAGCAGGAGAAAGAGCAAGAGCAAAAGCCGTTCCTTCGGAACGCGGCAGCTGACGCAGCCGCCGGGCCGGTCCAATCGTCTGCACCTCCCGGGAAAGCCCGGCAAGGCCAGACCTCCGACCTGCTGGGCCAACCGCCACCGCCGCCACCGACCGAGACCGAAACGCGCATCTGGTCGCTTGGGGTGCGCCTGCTCACCGCCGCCGGCTGCCAAGAGACCCAAGCCCGGTCGGTGCTCGGCCGCTGCCGCAAGCAGCTCGGTGACGGGGAAACACTCGCGCTGTTGGTCCAGATCGAGCGCGACAGCATCGCCTCGCCGGTGGCCTGGCTGACGGCATGCCTGAACAAGCGGGCGGCAACGTCCGGCGGTCGACGCTGGCCGGCTGCAAACGCCGTCATGGGCGACGGTTCACGGCGCTACGAATCCACGCCAGACGATCAACTGCCGGCCGATCTGCGGCCGACACCCGAGGAAATCAGGGGGCACGCATGACCACCGCGATTTGCGACAAGCACGGCGACTACGAGCAGCAAACGATCGACTGGCCGGGCGGCATGCTGCGCCGCGGCTGCCCGAAGTGCACGGCCGATGCGATCGAGAAGCAGCGAGAGTTCGAGTCCCGCCAGGCGCTGGCCGACCGGTTCCGCCGATCGCACATCCCAGCCGCTTACCGGGACCTGTCGCTGGACAGCTTCCCGATCGCCGACGGGGCGCCGGGCGAGCTGCAGCGCAGGGCCCTGGCGATCTGCCGGCGGTGGGTGGCTACCTACGACCTGCGCCGAGTGTCGCGGGATCTGGGCGCCTGGCTGGTGATGCACGGCGGGGTGGGTACCGGCAAGACGGGCCTTGCCTGCGCGATCGGCGCGGCGCTGATCGAGTGCGATCGCCGCGTGGGCTACTGGACGGTCCAGGGCATGTGCAGCTGGGTGTGGGACGCCCGCGACCGGCAGAGCAGCGCCGGGCGGGCCCGCGACGATCTGCGGAACCGCGAGCTGCTGATCATCGACGAGATAGGCGCCGGCGGCGGATCCGAAGCCGAAGCGGCGCTGCTGTTCGAAGTGCTGAACCACCGCTACCAGAACGCGCGGCCGGTGGTGCTGGTCACGAACTGCAGCTTACCCGAGCTGCAGAAAGGCCTGGGCGACCGGGCCTGGCGGCGGGTCAAGGAACGCGCGGCGATGGTGGCCTGCGAATGGCCGGCCATCCCGACCCGTGGCGGCGCGATCGATCGGGACGTGGCATGAAAACCCGCCGAATCGATCGCGAGCACTTGGAGGCCAAAACCCTGATGAACCGGGTCAGGATCGAAGAGCGCCGACGCCCTGAGCTGCAGCGGTTCTTCCATGTGCCGAACGGCGGCGCGAGGGGCAAGGCGGCGGCTGGAAAGCTCAAGGCCGAAGGGGTGCGCCCTGGTGTGCCTGACTACCTGCTGCCCGTGCCGCGGGTGGGATTCGTGGGGCTTGCCATCGAGCTCAAGGCCAAGGGCGGCACCGCGTCGAGCGAGCAGAAAGATTGGCTGGCACACCTGGAGGCGGTTGGCTGGCGCGTGGCGGTGTGTGTGGGCTGGGAAGCGGCGTGGCAAGCGCTGGACGGCTATCTGCGAATTCCGGCAGCGGTGCAGACTGAGGTGGGGCAATGATCGAGCAGCGCGAACAGATCGGCGCCGCGCTGGTGCTGCAGGCTGACAGCTTCACCGATCTGCCGGAGTACTGCGCCGGCCAGGAGCCGTTCGACTGCCTGTTGACTGATCCGCCCTACTCATCCGGCGGCATGACGCGCGGCGACCGGATGCAGAAGACCTCAGCGAAGTACCAGACCAGCACGCACGCTGGTATTTACGCCGAGTTCGCCGGCGACACCCGAGACCAGCGCGGTTACACGCTCTGGACGGCCCTGTGGCTGGCCCGCGCCCTGCCGTTCTTGCGCGAGGGGGCGCTGGTTGGGCTATTCACGGACTGGCGCCAGCTACCAGCGACGACCGACGCACTGCAGGCTGCTGGCGTGGTCTGGCGCGGGATCGTTCCTTGGGACAAGACGGAAGCCAGCCGGCCGCAGCTGGGGCGATATCGGCACCAGTGCGAATACATCGTCTGGGGCACCAAGGGGCTGGCGCCACTGACCGGCCCGGTTGCGCCCGGGTTGTTCCGGATGTCAGCCAACTGCGAGCAGAAAGAGCACATCGCGGCCAAACCTGCGCGGCTGATGGTCGAGTTGCTGCAGATCGCCGGCCGCAGGGTACTGGATCCGTTCATGGGCACGGCCCCGATCGGCGAGGCGTGCATCATCACGGGCCGCGAGTACGTCGGCGCTGAAATCGTGCCGGATACCTACACGCTGGCACGCGATCGCCTGCTGGGTGTCCAGTCGCAAGCCGGCATGTTTCCAATCGCGCCGGTGGCAGGCCAGTTGTTCGAGGCCACCGCATGAACGCCGTGTCGCTCCTGGCGCCCTACGTCCGCGCGGTCTGCGCGCAGCTGAATAGCCATGGCGGCGGGCCGGTTGCTGTGTTCCTCGAAGACACCGGCGAAATCAAGCTGGTCAGCGCTTGCCGGGCACAGGGTCGGATCGAGCGAGACCTGGACCGATCGGTCGGCGTGTACGACACGGCCAACCGGGTTGCCATCGCCGCGGACATGGCGCAGGCGCTCTCTGATCTGCTGCAGCGGGGGTTCAGTCATGGGGAAGGCTAAGGCGACACTCGGCGCGGCGCTGGGCTACTCGGCCAGACCACCACAACGGCCAGGGGAACAGATCATCCGCAAGGATGTGGCCGAAGTGCTCGCGCTGTTGTCTCCAGGCGCCCAGCGGCTGGACTTTGGCGGCGGTGGCGGATCGGGCGGGATCGGCGGGCCGGAGGTGGCGCACGCGCTGGCCACGATATCGGATCCACTCGGGCGCGAGGTGCTCATCCTGCGTGGCAATCCAGACGCCGGCGCCCTGTGCCGGTTCGAGCGTTTGCGGCTGATGTACGACGTGCTGGTGGGTGAGTCCGAGCGGCGACTGCTCGAAGCGCTGAAGGCGCGCATTCGTGGCCGCAGGGACTGGGACGACTTGTTCCCTGTGCCTGAGCCGCCGCGAGCTGACGAGCTGTGCCCGAAGTACGAACGGCTGGTGCGGATCTGCAGTGCTGAGCTATCCGGGTCGCGGATCTGCGCCTGGTGCGCCGGGCAGGGCTGCCCGCACTGCCACGGCAGCGGCCTGGAGTCCACCCTCGACCGCCGCTGGAGCTCGCGGCGTTGCGCTGAGCTGATGGGCGGCATCAACGAGTCAAGCTGGCGCCGGACCTGGGCCAGGCCCTACGACTGGCTGTTCAACACCTGCACCGAGGCAGAGATCGAAGCCAAGCGGCAGCTGGCGCACGCGCTGAGCTCGAAGATTCGAGGGTCGGCGTTCGCCTGAAAGTGCGGCATTGCAGCTGCCGCGCTTTGGGGGCTATTTTCGCTACGCTCGCGCCGGTCGTGACTGCCAACGACTCCCCCCTGACGCAGCCACGGCCCGGCGCAGTCTTCTGACATCCCTCGCGAGGCCCCATCATGAAACGTCTACTCTTCGCCGCGGCTGCGCTGGCGCTGTTTGCGTGCGCGCCGGTTTCCTATGCCCAGCCGATCACCTACGAGCCCGGCAACGAACCACCGGCCGACATCTGGGGCCCGATCCAGACTCACCAGCGCCCGGCCGACCCCGGCCCGCCGCAGGTAGCCATCATCGATGTCGAGATGGACCACCCGACGCTCACCCCACGCCCGCCGGTACTGCAGCGCGCCCACAGTGGCGTGTATCAGGACCTGGGCGGCAGCGGGGCACAGATCGACTATCGACACCTGAGCAACGGAGTCGGGGTCGTCAAGGTGCTGCTGTTCGATGGGCGCTGGGGCGAGGGCTCCGGCCCTGTCACCGGCGCGCAGGCCATTTTCGACCTGTACGCCGATGGTGAGGTCGTCGGCGAGGTCAAGGTGGGCTCGACGACCGTTGGCGCACCCTGCGGCCGACTCAAGGCCCGCGCCCGGTTCGGGGCAAAGCTGTTGTTTCCTGCCGACCCGAACCCAGCGAACTGCCTGCCTGCGCCCTTGGCACAAGGCCAGATCGCACCACCTGGGCCCTATAGCTACTGCTGGGTCCAGCTATTTGGCGAAAAATTGGGCGAGGTTGGGGCCGGTCCAGAAACCTGCGTCCAGCGATGAGCCTGGCCCGCAAGCTGGTCGACATCGCACACGGCGAGGTCGGCACGCTCGAACAGGGCGGCAACAACAACGGGCCGCGCATCCGCACCTATCAAGGCGCCACGAACCTGAATCCCGGTTCCTGGCCCTGGTGCGCTGCCTTCACCGCATGGGTGCTGCGCGCGTGGTTGTCGGCTGCTGACGTGCGCGAGGCGCTCAAGCTGCCCGACAAAGCCGCGGCGGAGCGCTGGCGCTGCAAGTACGCCGGCGCGTTCCGGTGGGAAGAGTGGGCCCGCGCTCGCGGCGTCCAGATCCTGCCCGAGACGGCTACCTGCAGGGCCGGTGACTTCGTGCTGTTCGACTTTTCGCACATCGGCATCGTGTCGATCGGCGGGAAGTCGGGGCAGTCCATCGAAACCATCGAAGGCAACACCGGGCCCGCCGGACTTCGCGACAGCAACAGCGGCGACGGCGTCTGGATCAAGGAACGCGAGCACTCACCGCGCCTGATTCGCTCGTTTATCCGCGTTATCTGAGGGGAAAACATGAACGTGTTCCAGATCTTTGCGCGCGCGCTGCAGTTCGCGAAGCTGCTGCCCATGATCATCATCCTGATGCAGGCCACCGAGGCAGCCATCCCGGGCGACTACACCCCGGAGAACGGAGACACCCGAACGAAGGGGGAAATCAAGCTCGCGACCTTCCGCGGCTTCCTTGAAGAGTTCTGGCAGGGCGCTCAGGACAGCTTCGGCGACTTCCAGAGCGCCTGGCCGTTCATTGAACGGATTGTGGCGCGGCTGGCGCCGGTACTGTTCGCCAAGAAGTAGGAGAAAGGCCAACCGCATCATTTTCGTGGCGTCACGAAAATGGTCTGCAAAAGGAGTCCCGGGTGGATACGAAGACGACCACAGCAGCGCTTGCGGGTGCAGCCAGCGCCGGCAGTGTCGGCATCTTCAGCGACCCGCTGCTCATGATCTGGCTTGCCGCTGGATCGATCGGCGGCTCCGTCGCCTGTGTGGCCCTGTGGGAGCGCGCGGGCGGCCAGGGGCGGCTGGCGTCAGTGGCGGCCATACTTGGACAGTTCGGGACAGGCCTGGCCTTTGGCTTCCTGCTGGCGCCGGCGCTGATCATGCTCTGGAAGCCGGATGGCCCTTACCCGCCCGAATTCGTCGCCGCAGGATCGCTGATCCTCGCAACCGGCAGCTGGAAAGCCATCCGCGATGGCTGGCCGCTGCTGAAAGCTTGGGCAACACGCAGGAGTAAGCGCTGATGGATCCGGTTGTCTTCGATTGGCTGCAGGCCGGGACCGCTGGCCTTGCCGCAGCAGCTGTTCTGGTCTGGTTGATCCTGGACCTTGAATCCGGGCTTTTGACGCGCTGCAACTTCGGCGTGTTGATCATTGTGCTACTTGCGCTTGCTGCGGACGCGACAGCGCAGGCGATGCAAGGCCCGACCCTATCGCGCGGCGTTCGTGAGTTGCTGCATATCCTGCTGTATTGCAATATTTTCAGCAGCGTGGCAGTTCTTTTGTGCGTCAGGCACCAGCACGCCGAAACCGCCCCGGCGCAACTGCGGCAATGGTGGGGTGAGGGCGAGCAGTGCTCGCGGCACTGAGGCACGTACTGACGCAAGCCCTTTATGTGCTGCTGCCGCTGATCATCTTTTATTGCGGCTGGCACGCGCGTGGCGTGTGGGACCGCGCGCAAGTCGCTGAGACCGCAACCGATCAGCTTGCGGAGCTAAAAGGGGCTCAGGATGCGCTGCTCGAAGCCACGCGTACCGCGACCGAGCAAAGCGCCGCGACGCTGCGCAATGCCCGCGCCACATCGCAACAGATACAACCGATTCTTGAGGCCGCAGGTCTGGGCGTCGATCGTTGCCCTGTTCCTCCTGAGCAGCTGCAACAGTCTGTCGAAGCTCGTCGTGCCTACAACGCCGCCACCGGAGCCGCCACCCAAGACGCTGAAGTGCGACGCTGACGCAATGCAGCTGTGCCCACCGATGGGCACCGAAGAGCGCTTGAGCTGCGCTGCAGAGCTGGCAGAGGGCGCGTCGGATCTTGGGGCTTGCACGGTCTGCGCTGATCGACACCGCCGGCTTGTTGAGTGTGTGCAGAGGTACGACCAATGAGCTGCAACACGCAAACAGTCCGCATTCAGGCACGCCTGGGCCACAGCTTCGCGCGCACGTTCTACCTGCAGAACAACGGTACCGCCCGCGACCTGACCGGCCAGACGCTGGCGCTTGCGATCTGGAAGCCAGGCGCCACGGCGCGCACGTTCAACCTGACCAGTGGGTCGGGCCTGACCATCGGCGGATCTGTCGCCATTCCAAGCCTGACGCCAGCGCAGAACGGGACGCAGGTCGACGCGCTTATCTCGGTTTCTGACCTGGAAAACGCCGGCGCCGGCATGTACCTGTTCGAGCTGCAGCGCACGACGACCGCAACGGGGCGGGTTGATCCTGAGATCCAAGGCGAGATTGAGGTGCTGCCAGGCGCCCCACCGGTGCCGACGCCATGAGCGTGCTTGTAGTCCGACCTGAGCAGGTTGCGCTGGTCGTGCGGCCAAACGCAAACCCGATCGTGGTTTCAGCGCCTGCTGGCGTGGCTGGGCCGGCGGGGGCTACAGGTGCGACAGGGCCGCAGGGTCCGCAGGGCGAGCAGGGCGAGACCGGAGCCGCCGGCCCATCCAATCAGATTGACGAGAGCGGCGGGCCTACATCGCTGGCTGTCGCCGCGATCGCTGACGGCGCCCTGCTCGCCCGAGTCGGGACTACGGTCGTCGGCAAGGCCATTGGCACAACCGCCGGCACGGTAGCCGCTGGCGACGATGCGAGGCTGTCAGATGCGCGGACGCCGACTTCGCACGACCAGGGCTCCGACACGATCACGACTACGTTCCTCGATGTCACGACCACGCACACAGCGGCCGCGGCGGATGATGGCAAGGTGTACCGGCTGCTTGACGGTGCTGCCGTGACCGTACCAGACAGTCTCAGCGGCGGCTGGTCTGTCGGCTGGCTGCAAGTCGGAAATGCGCAATCGACGTTTGCTGTCAGCGGCTCAATGGTCCTGAGCAATCGCCAAGGCCACACGAAAACCGCAGGCCAGTATGCCGCTGGCAATCTGACCGTGCAGGCGGCAAACAGCGTCTACCTCAGCGGAGACACTGGATCATGATGGGCCTGACTGTGCATCGTGCGGGGATTGGCCCGGCTGGTGGTGGCGGTCTATTGCTGACCGATCTGGTCGCGCACTGGGATATGGGCGAGGCGTCCGGCAACCGGCTAGACAGCGTCGGCATCCTCCACGCTGTGCCAGTCGGGACGCCGAGTCAGGCCGCTGGCGTAGGAGTGGGTCAATATGCCTATTCACAGACCGCAAGCCCGAACACAAACGGACTGGTGATCCCGCACGATGCCGGCTTGGTGCCATCGACAGATGGGCTATGGGTCGCGAACTGGTGGCAGTACCACACCGGCGGCGGCGGTTACGCGATGGCTTTATCGAAGGCGTCTGGCGGAGAGTACGAAGTGAACAGAGAGAACACGGCGGTCGCTTGGGGCGGGTGGGCTCGCAACGCCGCTAATTCTGGTCGTTATGGCACCGGGCTGACTACTGACTATGCAAGCAATGCGTGGACGATGGTCACGTTTGCGATTGATCGTATCTCTGGGGAAATCCGACTGTACCTGGACGGAACCCTAAAGAAGACTGGCAGCCTGCCTGATGTGCGTACCAACGGCACTGCGGATCTGCATCTCGGTCGGCGCGAGTCTGCGTCATCTTCCGTCGTCTATGCCGGACGGTTCCAGGCGCTGAGCGTCTGGAAAGGCCCGGGGGCGCAAAACGCTATTGATGAGCTGGCGTGGCTCTACAACTCTGGTTCGGCTGCGCGTCTATACGCTGACCTGGAGGCGTACACGGGATGATTGTCAACCACACCACCGGCCAGCCAATCAGCCTCCGCGCATTGCTCGCGCAATTCCCGAGCATCTGCGCCGCGGACAATCCCGGCATCGGATCGCCGGACTTCATCGCGCGTGGCATTCGCGGGCCGTGGTCATCGCCGCCGACGGACGCGGAGCTGCGGACGGTCAATCACAGCATCCTCGCCGAGACTGCGCCGGTGCAGCACGCCACGAAAACGCGCGAGCTGATCGACGACGTGTGGACCGAGGTCTGGACGCCGATCCCTGACGAGACGCTGCGGGCTCAGATTGTGGCGGACATTAACGCGGAGGTGAGCGCGCACATTGACGCATCGGTGCCGCCGCGAATGCGCGAGGCGATGACGGCCGAGTTCAGCGTGTTGCAGTATCTCGGGCCGGACCTTTGGACGCCTGAGCAAGCCGCGCGCGTGACCGAGCTGCTCGGGATCTGGCAATGGGTTCAGAACGTGCAGGCGTCAGGGCGTGAAGAGATTGCGCGAGTGGCGCAGATGGACCGCCCCGCACTGCTCGCATGGACCATGCCGGCGCTGCCGGGGTGGGGTGAGTAGTGCTCGCGGCAATCCTCAACGCAGGATCTATCGCGATAGGTCACATCTATTCGAGACTCTCGAAAAGTTCGCGGGTCCTTTCCGGTGGGTCCCCTTGCGGGGGCGTGGAATCGCATTTCCGCTCTATTCGCAGGGCATTTCCAAACCGGTTTCCGTTTCCTAGTTTTCGAGGTGCTCGAACGTGGCCACGGCTGATGAGGTCGGCGCCCATCTGGATCTGAGCGGACGCCGCATTCGAGGGCTTGTAAAAGAGGGCGTGCTGCCGGCCGGAAAGGGTTATGGCGGGCTGGATGAAAGCGCTTGCCGGCTGGCCTACATCCGCTATCTTCGGGGCAAGGCGACCAGCCAGGTGCGCGAGTCCGAACTCGACACCGAAGGCCTGGAGCTTGAAGAGCTGAAGCTCAGACGAGCCCAGCGGATCAACTACGAACTGAAGAACGCGCAGCTGCAATCGAAGGTGGCGCCGGTGGCGATCATTGAGCAGGTGCTGGGGCGGGTGTGCGGCCAGTTGGTCGCGATCCTCGACAGCGCACCGCTGCAGATCGTGCGACAGGTCCCGAGCTTGAGCGCTTCGGCGGTCGAGATCATGAAGCGCGAGCTGGCCAAGGCGCGCAACGCCGCGGCTGACGTGACGGTGCACCTTGATGAGCTCATCCCCACTGGCGCTGATGACGCCGGAGACATCGGTCCAGATCCAGAGGGCGATCCGTCGCGGGCTTGAGCCGCTGCGGACGATCGAGCCGCTTAGGCTGGATGAATGGGCCGACCGGTTCTTTTATCTCTCTGCCGAATCGAGCTACATCGAAGGGCGTTGGACGACGCTTGAAATCCAGCGGGCCATCATGGTCTGCATTTCGAACGACGACATTAAAACCATTGTCGTCAAGAAAAGTGCCCGCGTCGGATATACAAAGATCATTGTCGCCGCAGTGGCTTACTTTGCAGCGCACAAGCGCCGCAATTGCGCTATCTGGCAACCGGTCGACGAAGACGCGGACGACTTCGTTAAAGACGAAATCGATCCCATGCTCCGCGACTGCGAGGAAGTGCAGCGGGTATTCCCGAGCTTTGGCAAAAAGCATAAGGACAATACGCTTCGCAAGAAGTGCTTTACGGGTTCAACGCTCGACATTCGCGGCGGCAAGGCCGGCAAGAACTATCGCCGCCTGACAAAGGACGTGGCGATACTCGACGAGCTAGACGGCTTCGATCGAGACATCGAAGGTGAGGGCGACCCACGCACGCTGAGCGCCAAGCGCGTTGAGGGCGCGACCTTCCCGAAGCAGATCATGGGCAGCACGCCGGGCCTGGCGGGCGTGTCGATGATCGAGGATGCAGTCGCGGACTGCGACATCGTCCTGCGCTACCACGTTCCCTGCCCGCACTGCGGGCACCTGCAGCCGCTTGTGTGGGGTGGCCCGGATCAACCGCGCGGGATCAAGTGGACCGACCGCGACCCCGCGACGGCTGCTTACGCCTGCGAGTCCTGTGCCGCACTGTTCAGCCATTCCGACTACCTGGCGGCGATGCACGGCGGCTTGTGCCGCTGGCAGAGCGACGCGGGCGTGTGGGTCGACCAGTTCGGCGACTTCCGGCAGATGCGGAACGGCTTCGACGAGCTGGTGCCCACGCCGGAGCACGTAGCCTTCGACAACTACTGGACCGCTTACAGCTGGCGCGTGCCCTGGTCGCAGATCGTGCGCGAGTTCCTGCGGGCAAAGGGCGATCGCGGCAAGCTGAAGAGCTTCACCAATACGACGCTGGGCGAGACTTGGGCGGAGCTCGACGAGGCCGCGCTCAAGCACGACCGGCTGATGGAGCGGTGCGAGGAATACCCACCCGGGTGCGACGTGCCCGCCGGCGGCCTGGTGCTGGTCGCGTTCTTCGATGTTCAGGGCGACAGGCTCGAAGGCGAGGTCGTCGCGTTCGCGGATGACCTCGAATCGTGGTCAGTTGACTACCGGGTGATCGAGGGCGCGCCGACCGACAAGGCGACATGGTCCGCGCTGGACAAGTTTCTGGCGCAGAAGTGGCGCCACGAGTCCGGCCGCGACATGGAGCTGGCCGGCGTCGGGATCGATTCGGGCGCCTACACGGCGCAGGTGTACGCATATACAGCTGGACGCTTCGCCCGACGGATCTACGCCACGAAGGGCCAGGGCGGCGCGGGCGTGCCTGCGGTACGCAGTGCGAAGCCGGGCAAGGAGGTGCGAGGGCGCAAGCCGCCGCGAATCCTGGTGATGGGCGTCGACGGCCTGAAGGCCACGGTCGACAGCTGCCTTCGCGCAGGTCCAAGCGAGCCAGGGCGGTGCCACTGGCCGCAGGCACCGGCCTACAGCGAGGAATACTTCAAGATGTTGACCGCTGAGGCGCGGATCACGCGACGCACCGCGCGCGGCGAAACCGAGGCCTGGGTGAAGCTCCGGGCGCGCAACGAATCGTGGGACTGCCGGGTAGGGGCTACGGCGGTCCTGACGCACATTCAGCCGCAGTGGCGACGATTGCGCGAGCAGCTGCTCGGCGACAAGCCGGGCGACCAGAACAAAGACAAGCGCGACCGGCCGCCCAAGCGTGCTGGCTTCGTCGATCGCTGGAGGCAATGACGTGGCAGGAATCCCCGCACGCCTGATCGCCGGCGACACCCTGACCGCCACGGTCAGCTATGCCGACTACACCAGCGGCGACGGCTACGCCCTGGCGTTGGTGATCGCGCTGGGCGCGGGCGTGGCGAAGTCCATCGCGCTGGCTGCTTCTGGCGACGACTGGACGCTCACAGGCGCCGCCACCGAAACGCAGAGCTGGAAGCCAGGCCCACGGCGCTGGGCGGTGCAGGCGACGCTCTCCGGTGCCGTGACGACGATTGACCAGGGGGTGCTCGAGGTCCTGCCATCGCCGTTGGGCGGGTACGACTCCGAGCACGTCGAGCGGGTGCTGGCTGCACTCGAGGCGGTGCTGGAAGACCGAGCGAGCGACGACCAGAAAGCGTTCACGATCGGATCCAGGGCAATCGAGCTGCTCACGCCCGCCGAGCTGATGGAGTGGCGCGACCGCTACCGGGCCGAGCTGGCCGAAGTGCGCCGCAACCTGCGCGCGAAGACTGGCCGCCCTGGCGGCGGTCGCCTGCTGCTGCGATTCTGAGGGGCGCTGAATGCACACACTCGCCGACTGGGAACGCATGTGGCAGGCCGAAGGCGCGCCGCAGCCACACCGCCGCAGCGGGCGGCGTGGAGGCTATCAGGGCGCCGACCTGGGCCGGCTGATGTCCAGCCTGGCGCGATCGCCGGTGCCGCCCGACAGCTTCCTGCGTGCCGAGCTGGCAGTACTCGTTGCGCGGGCACGCGAACAGGCCCGCAACGACGACCACGTGCGCGCTTACTTGCGCATCCGCAAGCGCAACGTGATCGGGCCGGCGGGTATCACGACTTACGCCCGGGTGACTGACGGCAACGGCCGACCAGACACGCTGGCACAGAAAGCGATCGACGAAGCCTGGTGGGACTGGGGCCGCAAGGGCTGGTGCGATTACCACGCCAGGCGCAACTGGCGCGCGCTGCAGTCCATGGCCGACAAGACCAAGGCCACCGACGGCGACAGCTTCGTGCGTCTGCACCGGGGCTTTGCGGGCAACAAGTACCGCTTTGCGGTCGAACTGGTCGACGCGATGCACTGCCCGCTGACGCTCTGGCAGGACCTGGGCAAGCGTGGCCAAATCAGGATGGGTGTCGAGTTCGACGCCGCCGGCCGACGGGTAGCCTACTGGATCCGGACCACCGAACGCCGCAACCCGGATTGCTACGAAATCGACGGCGGCCTGTTCGAGCGCGTGCCAGCGCGGGACATGCTGCACCTGTACGACGAGGACTTCGTCAGCCAAACCCGCGGCGTGCCGATCGGGCATTCCGCATCGCTACGTCTGGCCATGCTCAAGGGCGCCGAGGAGGCCGAGCTGGTCGCCGCGCGCAACAGCTCCGCGCAGATGGGCTTCATCAGCGGCGCCGATGACTACGCAGGCGACGAAGAGGATCCGGACACCGGCGACGGCTACCTGGACGCCGCCGAGCCCGGCATCTTCCGCAAGCTGCCGCAGGGTGCAGAGCTGCTCAAGTGGGACCCACAGCACCCGTCGCAAGCCTGGCCCGCGTTCGTCAAGGAAATGAAGCGAGGCGCCGCCACCGGTCTGGGCGTGGCGTACAACACGCTGACCAACGACGGCGAGGGCGTGAACTATTCCAGCCTGCGCCACATCACCAGCGCCGAGCGCGAGGACTGGCGGATCCTGCAGCAGGACCACGTCGACGGGATGGTCGAGCCGATCCGTTCGGCGTGGCTCGAAACGTCTTACCTGGCTGGCGTGATCCTGATTGCTGGCCGCCCGCTCTCGCGCGGAGTCGATTACTACGACTACGCAAAGCACCAACCGCGCGGCTGGCAGGCCATCGACCCGCTCAAGGAAGAGGCCGCGAACGACGCCGCAGTCCGCCGGCGCACCAAGACGCCCAGCTCGATCATTCGCGACCAGGGCCTGGACCCGGTCGAGGTCTGGACCGAGTACGCCGAAGACATGCGACAGATGGCCGCCCTGGGCGTGCCGCTTCCCGAAGTCACCGCGCCCGCGCAGGTCGTGGTCAGCGTCAAAGAAGAGGACTGAGCCATGCCAGACGGCACCGCACTGATTCGCCTGCCGGACGGCCGGCGCGCGCTCAACATCAACCCGCAGCAGTACCGCACGCTGGAGCTCTCGCGCGAAGCGGTCGACGTCGAATCCCGGACGGTGACGTTCTCGGCGAGCTCCGAGACGGCGGTGCAGCGGTGGTGGGGCGCGGAAATCCTCGACCACGGTAGCGGATCGATCCGCCTGGAGCGCTTCCGCTCCGCATCGGCTGCGCTGCTGATGGACCACAACACCCGCGACCAGATCGGCGTGATTGAGTCGGTCAAGCTGAAAGAGCGCCGCCTCGAGGTGAGCGTCCGATTCGGCAAGGGCGCGCGGGCGCAAGAGATCCTGACGGACGTGGTGGACGGTATCCGCCGCAACGTCAGCATTGGCTACCTGATCCACGACCTGAAGCTCGAGCGCTCCAGCGACACGGAGGGCGACACCTACAGGATCACGGACTGGGAGCCCTACGAAGCCAGCATCGTCAGCGTTCCCGCAGATATCTCGGTCGGTATCGGCAGGGCGGCAGAAGAGGCCGGCGCCCAACGTCAGTTTGTAATTGGAGAGCAGAGAATGGACGAAGACGACATCCAGGGCGGCCAGGCGCAGAACCGCAGCCAGCCCGCCGCAACCGCACCGGCGCAGGCGCCGGCCGCTACCACCATCAACGTTCAGAGCGTCCGCGACGAAGCCCGCCGGGCCGAACGCGACCGCCAGACCCAGATCCGCGCACTGTCGCAGCGCTTCAATGTCCCGGCCGATCTGCGCACGCAGTTCGAGAACGGCGACCAGCCGGTGTCGGAGTTCCGCACCGCGATTCTGGATCGCATGGCCAGCCGCACCCCTGGCACCCCGCCGGCTGCGGCCGGTCCCGAAATCGGCATGAGCGATCGCGACGTGAGCCGGTTCCGCCTGACGCGGCTGATTGCCGCAATGGCGTTCCCGAGCGACACCGGCCTGCAGCGCGCCGCGGGCTTCGAGTTCGAGTGTGCCCGCGCCGCGGCGGAACGGGCACCCGGCGACCAGGTCGGCATGATCGTGCCCGAGGATGTGCTCTCGCGCGGGTGGATCAATCCGGAAATGCGGCGCGCGCTGCCCGCTCAGCAGCGCGGCCTGGTGGCTGCCAGCGGTTCCGGCGCCAACCTGGTCGGCGACGACCTGCTCGGCGCCAGCTTCATCGAGCTGTTGCGTAACCGCATGGCCCTGGCGAACGCCGGCGTGTTCATCATGTCCGGCCTGAACGGCAACGTTTCCATTCCGCGACAGACCGCCACCGGCGCCGTCGACTGGGAGGGCGAGACCGACGAAGACGGCCAGACCGACCCGACCGCCGACCAAGTGACGCTGAGCCCGAAACGCGCCGGCGCCACGCGGCGCTATTCCAAGCAGCTGCTGCTGCAGGCGTCGATCGACGTCGAGGCCTGGCTGCGCATGGATCTGGTCACCACGCTGGCGATCAAGATCGACCACGCTGGCCTGTACGGCACCGGTTCCAGCAACCAGCCGCGCGGCATCATCAACGTGTCCGGGGTTGGCAAGCCCACCGCGTTCGCGGGTCCTGTGCCGACCTATGCCGAGGTGGTCGCGCTGGAATCGGCGATCGCTGCCGACAACGCCGACATTGGGGCCATGTCTTACATCATCGAGGCCACGATGCGCGGGAGCCTGAAGACCACCGAGAAAGCCACCGGTACGGCTCAGTTCGTGTGGGAGCAGGGCAACACCGTGAACGGCTACCCGGCGATCGTCAGCAACCAGGTCACCAGCGGCGACGTGTTCTTCGGTGTGTGGTCGCAGATGCTCATGGGCATGTGGGGCGCGCTGGATCTGGTCGTCGACCCGTACAGCCGCAAGCGCACCGCGGAAATCGAGGTCACCGCCAATCGTTGGGTGGACTTCGCGAACCGTCACCCCGAGGCCTTCGCCTACAACAACGACACCTGATCCCAGATCGATCTGGACGGGTAGCTATGAGCCGGGCGGGGGCGACCTCGCCCGGTTTTGTTCCGAGGCAAGGGGTAGGACATGGGCGACAGGTACAAGGTGCTTCGTGGCTTCAACGGCCAGGACGGGGCGCCGCTCGTTGAGGGCGAAACGGTTTCGCTGGATCGCGGTTTCGCGGTGCGGTACGTGGCCAGTGGTCGCCTGAAGCCGGTTGAAATGCGGGAACAGCGCGACGACGAAGGCGGTGGCCTGACCACGACCAGCGCCGCACCCATCACCACCAAGCGAGGTCGCAAGAAATGAACATCATGAATCAGACTGCCATTCTGACGCTGCTTGCGCCCGCGGTCATCGCCGCGAGCGCGGACGGCGCCGCGGTGGATTGCGGTGCGCTGCGCGGTCGGGCGCGCGTCACGCTGAGCACCGGCGTGTTCGTCGGCTCCCACGACGACGAGACGCTCGACGTGAAGGTCCAGGCCAGCGCCGACGGCAGCACCGGCTGGGCTGATGTCGTTACTTTCACCCAGCTGACGACCGCAGCCGCCGCAGCGGTGCAGTCCGCCGGCCTGAATATGGACGCCACCGCCCGCTATCTGCGCGTGGTGCTGACCGCCGCCGGCACGGCCGAGGCCTACCCGTGCTGCGTGACCATCACCGGCGCGCTTGAAGTCCCGGTCGCTGGGTCGTGAGCATTGCGCGGCTCAAGCGGGCCGCGCGGATGATCAACTCGCGCCACGGCATCCGCTGCACCATCGCCCGCAACGGGGCCCAGCTCGCGGCGTGCTGCGTCCTGGTCGATGAGATGGCCGGCGAGGGCGGAGAGTTCGGCCCGGTGGTGGGTGCCATCACCGTGGCCGACGTGGCGGTGTGCGACCTGTCCAGCTCTGCCGGTGGTGTGCTCAAGCGCGGCGACGCGATCGCCGCGGACGACGGCACCGGCCGAAGCTGGACGGTAGAAGAACAGCTGAGCGACGACGGCGTCATGCTGCGCGCTCGGTTGCGTTAGGGCACCACCGGAGGCGGTAGGCGACGCCGGGCAGATCGGGAAAGCGTGACGCAGAGCAACCGCCACGCTGCAGGGCCAAGATCCCGCGCCCCAGCGCACGCGAGTTGCATCTGGCGAGGCGACACACCGACCAGCGCTGCTGCAGCGTAGGCCGATAGACCCGCCTCGGCGAGGAGGTCTATCAGGGCGGATTGGGAGTATGCGATCAGGTCGGCGATGGTGTCGAAGTGCTTGGTCATGTTTTTCTCCGTGATTCGGGTGGTCCCCGTGTCAGCCCCCGCGTGCAGGGGCTGAGGCTGGGATCAGTCCCGGCGAACTTCAACATCCATCCCGCTCAGAACCAGATGGTTCCCATTCGGAAGCGCCCAAGTAGTCGCCTCGTTTTCCCAGTCTTGGTCAGGCTCAATGCCAGCGTCCTCCGCTTTTGCGGCAAGCGCCTGACCGATCTCGTAGCGCCACTGGTGCGGCATCAAGCTCCACGCTTTCATATCGGCATCGTCAGCCTGTCCGGCCAGGGCCTTGATCAGTTCGTCAACGCTGTTCTGGTCGTAACACGCTTCAGCAAACGTACCGGCTTCGATCTTGACGGTCATTTCTTTCCCCTTATTGCCTGCGGTCATCGTTGACCGTGTGACAATACTAGCGAACAATGTTCGCGGTGTCAACACCTTTCTACCCTAATGCGTGAGGCACGGCATGGCGAACTTCACAGCGCTGGCCGTGGCCGCGGTGGCTACGCAGGTCGGCACGATCCTGACCACTGGGAGCTACCGAACCAACATTGGCGCCACCGTCGAGACCGAGCTTACGCAGGCCCGCGCCGGCGATGATCTGCCGCGCTGCGTGGTCGTGATCGCGAGCGCCAGCCCGCGCACGCTGAGCACCCGCCGGCGCCAGCGCGACATGCGGCTGATTGTCGAGGTGCAGGTCGACGCAGACAGCACCAACGCGCAGGCCACCGCGCACGACTGCCTCGAGGACCTGTTCGACTGCTTCCCGTCGCGCTTCGTCGCCGATCTGGACGGCGGCGCGCGCCTTGAGCTGGAGCCAGGCGACGGGCGGATCGTGCAACGCGGCAGGGACAACCCGGACGCGATCGCGGTGCAGCTCGAGCTGAACGGCCCGCTGCGCGAACCGCAGGCGTGAACATCGTTGGTCTGGAAGACTTCGAGCGGCGCATGGCCGCCACCCCGCCGGCGATCATGGACAAGGCCCGGGTGCGGGCCATCAACCGCACCGCGACGACGGTACGCGCCGAGAGCGTGCGCCAGATCCGCGGGCAGGTGGCGCTGGCGGCGGGCTATGTCCGGCCGCGCCTGCGCATCATCAACGCCAACCGGTCCCGACCGTCGGCGCTGATCCAGACGCCCACCCGCGGCACGCTGCTGACCCGTTTCCGGTACCGGGAGCTGGCCAAGCGTCGCGGCATCAACGTGACAGTGAAGACCGGCGGCACCCGAAACATGAAGGGCGCCTTCCTGCTGCCGCTCAAGGCCGGCAAGCGCGCCGCTGAGGCCGGGACCAACGTCGGCATAGCCATTCACCGCAGCGGGCGCAGCAAGGGTGTGTGGGCCTATCGGCGCGGGAACCGCACGTACTACGTGCAAGTGCTCTATGGGCCGTCGGTCTCGCAAGTGTTCGAGACCCTGCAGCCCGCGCTCGTGGGCTTCGCCCGTACCAAGTTGCGCGCCGAGCTGGTCGCGCAGATCCGATTCGCACTGACCGAGATCCGCTGATGACCAAGAAAAAGGCCACCCCGGCGCCACAGGCGCCGGCGCATCCGCCGTGCCCGACGGCCGGCGGGACGTATCGATATCGCTGGGTTGATGGGGTGGCGGTTGCCGTCTCCGACGACCCGGCGCCAACACCGGCGGCAGATCCGCCACCGGCCGACGTTCCGACCGACACACCGCCGGCGGAGTTACCAGGAGACGACCATGCCAATTGAAAGCTGGGACCGCCGAGAACTGTTGCTTAAGGCGGAAGTTACGGAGGGCACCGATTCGGTGCCGGTGGCGGCAACGAACGCCTTGCAGATCCTGAACGGGCGCAGTGGCTTCACCTCGCAGAAGATCACGCGCCAGAACGACCGCGCTTACTTCGGCAACCGCAAGTTTGCACAGTCGCAGTTCCGGGGCTTCGTGGAGGGCGAGATCGAGCTGGTTGGTGCGGCAACTGAAGGCACCGCCGCACCCATCGCGCCACTGATCCTTATCTGCGGTTTTGCCGAGACGCTGGTCACGAGCGGACCGCCAGACTACGCCCGCTATTCGCCGATCAGTGCGGCTATCCCGTCGGCGTCGGCGTACTTCGTGCACGACACCGTGTTCCGTTCGTTGCTCGGTTGCCGCGGCAACTTATCCAGCATCGCGTTCGCCATCGATGACTTCCCGAAAGCGTCGTTCCGGATCGAAGGCACGGCAGACCCGGATGAGGTGGCCGAAGACACGCTGCCCGGTGGCACCTACACCGCCTTCCAGGACGTGTCAGGCATCACGGCCGACACCTCGATCATGACGATCAACGGCGAAACCATCGAAGGCATTTCGATGATTGCCGATCTGTCGAACCGCATGGGCGCGGCGCACTCGACCGAATGGCTCCGCAACCGCATTCGCGGCCGCGAGCCCACCGTCACGATGCGCTACCACCGTCCAGCGCTTGCCGACTTCAACCCGTGGGCGGTGTGGAAGGCTGGCACGCTGGTGCCTGCCGTCTTCACGCATACCGACCCGGTCAGTGGCCACTACGCCAAGTTGACGGTCCAGGTCCAGCTCGAAGAGCCGACCGAGCAAGACCTCGAGGGCGACAAGATCATCGAGCAGGTCGGCCGCTGCGTACCCAGCGGGTCTGGCGGTAACGAGCTGATCCTCGAATTCGGGGTGGCCGCCTAAGTCACCCCAGCGGCGTGCCTGGCGCCGCACATCATCTGCACGCCTGCCAGGCCGGTCCATCGGACGGACCGCAGGCGGGCGCTTTACCTTGGGGCATCACATGAAACTGAAAAAGGTTGAAGAGTTCCGCCGGAAGTGCACCGCAACGGTGCCGAGCAACAACCCTGCCGGCGAGTCCGTCGAATTCATCGCGCGCTTCAAGCTGGCCGAAAAGACCGAGCTTGAAGCCCTGGTCGACGAAGGCACACCGAACAGCCAGGTGTGCGAGCGGTACCTGCTCGGGGTGACCAGCGCAGACGGCAAGCCGGTGGAGCTCGACGGCCAGCAACTGACCGAAGAGCAAGCCCGCGACCTGGTGCGCGACACGCCCTGGCTTGCTGGTGCAGCTGCTGGCGAGTTCATGCGCGCCCACTTCGGGGCCGCAGAGCAGGGAAACTCGAAGAAGCCGCGGAGGTTCTGACCCGCGGCAAGCGAAGGCGGCGCCCGGCCACTAAGGAACGGGCGCCGCCCGAGCAACTGACCGGCAAGGAAATGGCCGCGCGGATGCGCGCGACCGCCGAGACGCGGCACGCCGAAGAGGACGACGACGAGCTCGAGATCCTTGCGCCCAACTGGGACGCGGTGGCGGTGTGGCAGATCTGCGAGCCCGACGTCCTGCCCACCTTCGGCAAGCAGCCACTTTGGCTGCAGCCATCAGCCCGGGAAATCCTCGCCGGCTGCCAGCTGATGCAGATCGATCCTGATCGCTGGCCAGACACCACGGCCCGGGTTCGCATCATGGGCAAGGTCTCCGCCCGAATCCGCAACGCCAACAGCAAATAGGGGCGCGACCCGATGGCCGACAGTATCGTCACACTGCGGCTGACGGCCGATGGCTCCGGCATGGTCCGGGTCGTGAGTCAGACCCGGCGCCAGGTCTCCGGCGAGCTCAAGGGCGTTCAGAACGAAGCCACCGCCACCGGCCGCGCGCTGGGGTCGGTTGGCGCCAGTCTGAAGCAGTTTGGCGCGGGCATCCTCGCTGGCGCGGGCATCGGCTCGATCGTGGCGGTGCTGAGCTCGGCGACGACTCGCGCCCGCGAATTCGAAACGAGCATGGCCGAGGTGGCCACGCTGCTGGACGACACCAGCGGTCTGGACGCCACGGCCGAAGCGGTCAAGCGGGTGGCCGCGGAGTACGGCGGCAGCGCGCCCGCGCAGGCCAAGGCCCTCTATCAGATCATTTCAGCTGGCGCCGACTCCACCGCGCAGGCACTGGAGACCCTCGACGCCGCCAACCGGCTGGCCATTGGCGGGCTGACGGACGTCACCACCGCAGCCGATGGCCTGACATCGCTCCTGAATGCCTACGGCGACAGCGCCGGCAGCGCGACCAATGTCTCGGACTCGCTGTTCGTGGCCATGCGGGCGGGCAAGACCACCATTGGCGAGCTGTCCAGCAACCTTGGCAAGGTCGCGCCCATCGCCAACAGCGCCGGCGTGGGCCTGGATGAGCTCGCCGCCAGCGTCGCGGCCATCACCCTGGGCGGCACGCAGACCGCCGAAGCGGTCACGCAGGTGCGCCAGGTCATCGCTGGTGTGATCAAGCCGACCAGCGAAGCCCAGAAGACGGCCGAGGCGCTCGGGCTGCAGTTCGACGTCCAGGCGATCAAGGCCAAGGGCCTGTCTGGATTCCTCGCCGACGTAGCCGCAAAGACCGGCGGCAACCAGGCGACGATGGCCAAGCTGTTTGGGTCGGTCGAAGCGCTCAACGCCGTGCTGGCCCTGACCGGCCCGCAGGCCGAGGCCTTCGCCGACATCCTGGACGACATGGGTAGCAAGGCCGGCGCCACCGATGAGGCGTTCGGGAAGATCGCCGAAACCGCCGAGGTGCAGTTCGGGCGCCTTTCCGCCGCGGTCGGCAACAAACTGATTGAGCTGGGCGGGACGATCAACTCCGTGCTGGCGCCGGCGGCTGGCTTCCTGGCCGACAACATCGATGCGGTGGTCGACGGGTTCATCCTGGCGGCGCAGGTGACCGGGGCTTACATCGCCGTGTTCGTGGCGCTGCCTGCGCTGATCACCGCCACGACTGCCGCCTGGACGGCCTACACGCAAGCCAGGCTGAGCGCGGCGCTTGCCGATGAGCTCGGGCTGGCCACCGCTACCACGGGCGTCAGCGCGCTACGGTCGGCCGCGCTGGTGCTCTTCGCCGCGTTCGCCGGCTGGCAGATCGGGACTTACCTGCGCGAGCAGTTCGTCGAGGTGCGGGTCGCAGGCCTGGCGTTCGTCGGTGCCCTGCTCAAGGGCTGGGAGGCGGTGCGCTACGGCGCGCAGGTAGCGTTCGCTGGCGTCAAGGCTGCCGTGTTTGCGGTCATCAACGAAGTTCGGACTCGGTTTGCTGCGCTGCTGTCGAGTCTGTCGAGCGGCTTGGCGCGGGTTCCTGGCTTTGGAGAAATTGCTCAGGAAATCGCGCTGGTCGGTGAATCGATGGTCGCCGCGGCTGAAGAGTCCGAGACGTTCGCAGAAGCGCTGGCCCGTCTTGGTGCTGAGTACAGCACCGCGAAAAACGCGGTCGACGAGACGATCGAAGACCTGATCAGCTATGAGCTGTCAGCCGATGCAGCGAAGGCAGGCACGGAGGGGCTCGGCTCGGCAGCGACTGCCGCGGTTCCACCAATGGTTGATCTGGGCACTGTTTCGGCCGGGCTGGACGGCTCACTCCAAGGCGCAAAGAAAGCCACCGATGACGAGCGCGAAGCCCTGCTGCGCATGGCTGACCAAGCCCGCGAAACATCGCAAGCTACAAGCGATTTTCATCGCCTGAGCAACCAGCTCGCGGTCGAGCTCGGCGGGCCCGGCGTGCAGGCGGCGCAGCAGTACGCCGCGCAGATCGCCGTCATCGACGCCTACGAACGCGCCCTGCTGGCGCTGGGGCCGCCGACACTCGCCAATATTCGCGAGATCCGCGACGCCCGCCTCGATGCTGCGCAGGTCTACCGGAACGACCTTGACGACATCGCCAGCGCCGCCGAAGACAGCGCCGAGCGGGTCGAGGTTGCTTTCGAGGGCGCGTTCGACGGTCTGGACTCGGCGTTCAGCAGCTTTGTGACTGGTGCTCGCGGAAAATTCGACGAATTCGTCGACGGCATGGTCTCGGAGTTTCAGCGCGGCCTGCAGATGCTTTTGCAACAGTTGCAGCAGAGCGGCCTATCTCAAGGCCTGGCGTCGATTGGTCAAGGGCTCGCGGGCATGTTCGCGGGCCCGGGTGGGCAGGTGGCCGCAGGCGCGGGCATTGGCTCTGTTCTGTTCGGCGGCTCGCGGCAGAACCAGATCGGCGGTGCGGTCGGCGGCCTCGCTGGCGGCGTCTTCGCCGGCACGACCTTTGGCGCGTCCCTGATCGGGTCAGGCCTGTCTGCGATCGGCATTGGCGCATCGCTGGGTTCGATCGTGCCGGTTGTCGGCACCATCGTGGGCGCCATCCTGGGCGCTGCTTTGGGGCAGCTGTTCGAGAAGACGCCCAGAATCGCCGTGGGCGCGCAGTACAACGATGCCCGCGCCACATCCGAACTTGGCACGATCGGCACCGCGCGCTTCGGCACGATGGAGCGAGGCGACGCCGGGCGGTTTGCGCAAGCAATTGCCGAGTTTGACAACGCTATCGCCGGAATGCTGGCTCGGTTACCCGAGGGCGCGCAGCACATTGAAGAGGTCCGAGCGACCCTGTCGACGTGGACAGTCAGCCTCCGCGGCGACTCAGCCACCATCGAGGAGGTGCTCAATCAGCGCTTCGCGGCCATCGTTGGTACTTTCAGCGCGGATATCCAGGCCTTCGTCAATTCGGCGGGAGACTTGCAAAGCCGCGTCGAAGCTCTTGGCGAAATCCTGACACTCGAATCGGTGATCGCGGCAGGCGACGCCTTGCTCCCTACCCTGTCCGAGCTGCTACCCGTCCTGACTGCACTCCAGGACCCTGGCGAAACCCTGATTGACACCTATGTCCGCGCCGCTGCGGCAACGTCGTTCCTGGAGCAAGCGCTGTCGCTGTCCGGTGTGGCGCTGGACCTGACCCGGGTCGAGTTCATCAGCTTTGCCAGCGAGGTTGTCGATGCGGCCGGCGGACTCGAGCGCGCCGCGGCCCTGTGGGCTGCCTACTACGACGAGTTCTACACCGACACCGAGCTCGCCACGATCCAGCTAACGCAGGCCATCGCCGCCCGCAACGAAGCTCTGGCGGGGCTGAATCTGGATCCCAACATCACAAACGAAGCATTCCGAGCCGCGTTTGAGGCCGCATTGCCCACGCTGTCGGCTGCGGAGATTGCGCAGTGGCTCGAAGCTGGTTATGCCATTGCGCAGGCCAATGCCGCGCAAACCGCTTACAACGCCACCCTGGGTGAAACGACGCCCGCGGTTGAGGAGGCCACCGACAGCACCGGCAACCTGCGCGACTCAGTCCGGCAGTTATCTGCAGACATGCAAACGGCGGCCGATGAGTACGACGCCTTCGCCGCCTCGATCGCCGAGGAGGCCGCAACAATTGGTCTCAGCGACCTGACTGTCGCCCTTCGCAGTATTCGGCAGGAAGAGGCCGAGCGCATCGCCACCCTGAACGCGCTGGCTATTGCCGCCGGCAGGGCCGGCGCCGCCGAAGAGGACCTGGCAAACGTCCGCGCGGTGGCCGCCGCACAGATTGAGGCGACGCTCGCGGATTACTGGGATACCTATTACGGCGCGTTCTACACCGAAACCGAGCGCGCACAGATGCAGCTTAACCAGGCCATCGCCGCGCGAAACACCGCGCTGGCCGGCCTAAATCTGGATCCCAACATCACGGACGCAGATTTCCGGTCGGCGTTTGAGGCGGCCCTCCCGACGCTCTCGCCTGAGCAGACCGCGCAGTGGCTCGAAGCGGGTTATGCGATCGCGCAGGCCAATGCCGCGCAAGCTGCGTACAACGAAACGCTGGGGCAAGGTACGGACCAGCTACGGACCGCGGCGCGCCAGCTGGCTGCCGACATGCAGCGCGCCGCTGATGACTACAGCGCCTTTGCCGCCTCGATCGCCGAAGAGGCGGCCCGGTTGGGCCTCAGCGCTGTGGCAATCCAGTTGCGCGACATCCGGCAGACCGAGGCTGAGCGCATCGCCACCCTGAACGCGCTGGCTATTGCCGCCGGCAGGGCCGGCGCCGCCGAGTCCGACCTGGCCAACGTGCACGCGATCGCCGCGGCGCAGATCGAAGCGATTCGTCAGCAGCTGATTGGCGACGGTCGCGGCATCGTCGAGCAGTTGTTCGGCGGCAGCGGCCAGACCCTGGTCACAGCAACAAACGACTATGTGCAGGGCGCACTGACCGGCATCGGGCAGGTAGCACAGGCAAGCAATGATCTTTACTCGGCCCAGCTCGCCGCGCAGCGGTCTCTGCTCGAATATCTCAACTCGCAAGCGCTCGGTAATCTCTCCACGCTCACGCCCGAAGAGCGGCTCGCCGAAGCTCAGCGTCAGTTCGACGAAACGGCAGCACTGGCCGCGACGGGCGATGTCGGGGCGCTGCAGGCCATTACCCGCATTGCCGACGCCCTGTTGCGCGAGCAGCGCGACTTCGACCCGGACGACCTGCCGGCTGTCGAGGCTGCCATCCGGGCCACCATCGCCGCGCTGGCGGCGCGCCAGTTCCCCGGATCGGTAGACCCCGGCGCCGGCTCTGGCATCCCCGCTGTGTTCGGCGACGTCGGCGGGCAGGTCGGTCAAGTGGCCACGGCTGTTGACGGCGCGGCGCAACAGGCCGCGATTGACCGCGCCGCACTGACCGACACACTGGTCGGCATCGTGCGTGATCTGCTGGCCGTGACCGGTCAGAGCCTGAGTGCGGTTGCTGAGTCGCTCGGTTTCTCGTTGTCCGACCTCGCTGGGGAGCTGGGCATCAACCTGGACGCGCTGACCGCCACATCGGTGCAGTCTCTGGCGGTACTGGCCGGCCGCCTTGACGTCGAGCTATCCGAGCTGGCCCGTAACCTGGGCGCCGAGCTGGGCGCGCTGGCCGATCGGCAAAGCCTCCTGAACGACGCGGTGGAGCAGACCATCCTTGGCCTGCCGGAAGCGGACCGCGCAGTACTCGAGCCGCTGTTCCGCGCGGTGGAAGACGCCACGACCGACGCCGACGCAAACGCCGCAATTGCAGATCTGGAGCAGGCTGTCAACACGATTGGCGGCAGCACCGCTTCGGCGTTGGCGCCGTTCCTCGCCGGCGTGAGCGTCCGCACCGAGGTTGAGATCAGCAACGGCCATCTGTCGATCATCGAGCAAGCGAGTCTGGGCGCGCTCCAATGGTTGGAAGAGATCGCCGGCAACACGGGGCCTGGCGGTACCGGCGGCTCTGGCGTCCCGCCGACCGGTGGCGGACTTCCGATCGGATCGCCGGGCGGTTTGCCCGGCACCACCACTGGCAGCTTCACCGCTGGCACGCTCACCACGACGGCCGAAGACCGCGAGGTTATCGCCGCCATGCTGTCGCTGCCCACGCTGCTGACTGACCTGCGGCGATCTGTCGAGCGTAGCGGCGACCAGCAAGGCGACAAGGTGGCCACCGCGACAGCGTCAGCGATTGTTTCCGCGCTGCAGCGCGCCGGCGCCAGCAGGAGCATTTCGTGAGCGTCGCCGATCCTCGCCCGCCGGTAGGCGTCGCGGTCATCGTCCGCACGACCCCGCCGCAGTACTTCGCGAACCATGGCTTTACGACGGCCGGCAGCGACACGCCGGCGCACACAGAGTTCGAACCGCGCCTTGTGGGTGAAATCGAGGTCCGGCGGCGTGTGGCGTGCATTCACTGGGAAGGCGGTGGTGCGCGCACCAGCCTGGGCCCGGTGGAGCTCGACAACATCGATGGCGCACTCGACGAGTGGATCGGCTCCGGTCTCCGGGACACTCAGGTCGAGTACTACGTCGGGACCGTTGGCGCAGCGTTCACCACCTGGACCCGCGCCGCCACCGGCGTCGTCGAGCGTGCGACAGGCCAGGGCGAGACGTCCGTCTCCCTGATCGTGGCCGATCCTCTCGCAAAGCTCCAACGGCCGATGGTCACGGCGTTCTATGAAAGCGATGTTGCTGGCGAGGTATCCGGCAGACCCAGGCCGGTGTGCATCGGCGAAGCGCTGAGCGTGCCAGCCATCCTGGTGGCGACTTCTCCCAGCGCGCAGTTCGACGTGAACGATCGCGCCTTCGACTTCATCGACCAGGTGCGCGAGTCCGGCTCGCTGATGACCGAGGGCTCACAGTGGGAGGAATACCACCAGGCTGGCCGGCAAGGGTTCCGGCGGCTGGCCGCACTGACCGGCCGCAATGTAGCCGACGTGTCTGGCGATCTGCGGGTCGGCGCCACCGACCTGCTCCTCGACATCGGCGCGTTCACGACGTGGGGGCTTGGGAATCCCAGCGGCTGGACGGTCGTCGAGTCTGGCGGCAACAGTGTTCAGGAGTCCGGCGCCGGCGGGCAGTGCCGGTTTACCTCCGATGGCTCGACCACAGTCAGCATTGCGAAATCATCCCTGTTGACGGCCAGCGCCCGCTACGTTCTGACCGGTGAGGTCATCACCGCGACTGCAGGCACGCTCCAGATCACCGACGGCACGAACACCTTCGAGCTGACGCGCGCCGGCGTGTTCTCGTTCGCCTGGGTCGCATCCGGAACGACGCTCACGATTCGAGCCAAGAGCGGCGAGTCCACCGATATGGTGATCGACGACGTCGTGCTGCGCACAGCAACGGTCGCCAGGCGCCTGCCGGACGTCCTGCGCGCATTGGTCATCGATCGCGGCCCCTTGGTGGAGGCTGATCTACACGCCGCGAGCATCACCGCCCTGGATACCGCCGCGTCTTATGACCTGGCGCTCTGGGCTGAGGGCGGAACCGTAGCCGACTGGCTGCAGGCGTGCATGGACAGCTACGGCGGCTGGTACTTCCCCGACACACTCGGGCTACTGCGCGTTGGGCGCCTCACGGTGCCGAGCGGCACCCCAGTGCTGGAGATCAGCCCGGAGAACATTCTGGGCGAGCTGCAGCAGGACGAAGACACGGCCCCCGGACTGTCGTGGCACGTCGCAGCGCAGCGGAACTGGTACGTGTACGGCGACGGCGAGCTGTCGAGCGGCCTGTCTGACGCTGATCGCATCACCCTCACATCACCCTACCGCGCCCGCAAGCGCCCAAGTGCAGACCCGCCGGAGGTCTACGCGCACGCGCTCGGCGCAGTGGGTGCGCAGCGGCCCGGCACCAGCGGCCTGGGCATTGGCCGCCCGACATTGCTGCGCATCGCAGATGACGCGCAGGACGAAGCGGACCGCCTGCCGGACCTGTTCGGCGCGCAGGCCTACTTCAACGCGGCGCCCGTGGCGGTCGACGCCACCGCTGCAGCCACGCTATTGCCTGGCGATGTGGTGCAGATCACCTACCCACGCTTCGACCTCGCCGGCGGCGAGCTCGCGATCGCTATCGAAATCGGTTTGACGCTCGGCCGCGGCGAAGTGCAGGTCGTGACCTGGAGGCCCACCCCATGAGCAACTTCCGCGCCTCGCTGATCAACTACGCCGACGAGGGCACGCTTTCCGACCCGGTCGACGGTGACGTCGTCTATTCGCTGCCGCTGTCGAACTTACGCGTGCCGCGGCTGTCGAAGCTGTGCCGCAAGACCAGCCAGACTACATTCAACCACCGCATTGACTTCGGCAGCGGCCAAACCAGGCCTATTCAGGTTGTCGGGATCCTTGGCCACAACATGGAGGAGGCCTTCGTCACGGCGCGGCTGTACAACAACGCGCTGACGCTGATCGCCGAAGAAACGCCGCTGGTGGTGTGGACGCCACCCAATACCGGCATGCCAAACCACACATGGCTGTTCTTCGATGCGGAGTACAACGCCCGTCGCATCGATGTGTTCTCTGGCAGTACCGGATCCAACCCATACGAGGCCGGCCGGTTGTGGGCCGGGCCGTTGTGGACCCCGCCAGACGGCGCGGTATCCGACCAGCCGGTCGAGCAGGTAGACACCAGCCGAGTTCGGATCGCCCCCGGCGGCCAGATGTGGTCAACACCAGGCGTCCGGCTCCGGCAGGTCGAGCTGGGCTTCGAGGTCGAACACGCATGGGCCTACGGCGACGGCGACGGCACTCTGGACCTGCAGCAAATCGACTTCCTGGTCGGCAACCACCGCGACATCGTCGTCTGGCCCCGAACGCAGTTGCTCGGCTCCGACAACCAGAACCTAATTCACCGCCTTGGCATCTACGGCCGGCGCTCGCAATACACCGCGATCAAGCCCGTCGACGACGTGCTCTATCAGCAGCGGTGGACGGTGACGGAGATTCGCTAGGTGATCGCCTGTGCCAGATTTGTGCCAAAGCACAGCTGGTCATGGCGTGTCATGGCTGGTTAGGTCGGTTTTCCGTTTTCTAAGTAATTGATTTATAACGACCCAAAAAAGCGGCGCTTAGGACTCATAATCCTTTGGTTCCAGGTTCGAATCCTGGTGGGCCCACCATGACTCGCGAATGGGTGGCCATTGGCGGGCTGTATGCACCAACGCAAGAACCCACGGCGTCTCCTGCTCGATCTCGTG